CCTGTAGAGGGCAATTCCAACTCATAAGTTGGCGTAGCAATTTTTGGTAAAGGCATAATATCCTATAGATTTTTCAGTGTGATTATTTATTATCAGTTAACAACGTATCTGCTGTATGCAAATGATACTGTGCATTTCAATAGTTCAGATGAGGCATAGGAGACTGGCATCTGAGAGATGCTTAGAGGAAACGCCTTCATGAATTTATACTGAAGAGTTTTTCTATTAGATTTCTTATAATCTTTCTCAAATTTTTTGATAAAGATCTCAGTTTGATATTCTTTTGGAAAACTAAAACGGTAAGATGCGTTTGGATCATCAATGCTAGGCCCTATATCTAGGCTGCTAGTTCTTCTTTCATTGGCAATGAAAGATATCCAATTTTCAAAAAGATGAATTACATTATACTCTCTATCGACATAGAAAGTAAAGTCTGCTCTATCATCAAACTGTCTTCTATAAGCATGTTTCTCGGTAACACCATGAAAGTCATTCAGAATTTCATGTGTTGCTAGTTGAGATCCAGGAAGATTTGCTTCAGAGCAAGACAATGTAAAAAAGGATTCATTGCCTACGTATCTTACTCCAGATCCAAAAGTCTGCTTCTGACTCAACCAAATGTTGACTGCTGGTGGAGGATTAAAGTGACACTCAAAATGAGATGTCAATGCAGGCGCAAGAATAGTCGCCTTTAGATCTGATAGTTTTCTTTTAGTTGGGGACGGTGTTGCCATGCAACCTATAAATATTTTACCGGTATATTATGTAGGCAGGTAATGGGAGAAAGTATAAAGAGTAAGTACAAACCAGAGTATCCCAGAAAATACAAAGGTGATGCAAGTAATATTATATGTCGTAGTAGTTGGGAACGCAAGTTTTGTCGTTGGTGTGACTTGAATGAAAACATTGTATCCTGGGGTTCAGAGGAGTTTTACATTCCATACATTTCTCCAGTTGACAACAGAGTACATCGTTACTTTCCAGACTTCATTATTAAGGTAAAAGAGAACACTGGTAAAATTAAAACCTATGTGGTTGAAGTTAAACCAGAAAGACAAACTTTACCACCAAAGACACCAAAACGTCAAACAAAATCATACATTTATGAATGTAAAACCTATGCAGTGAATCAGGCAAAATGGAAAGCAGCAAAAGAATTTTGTGATGATAGAAGAATAGAATTCAAAATTGTAACCGAAAAAGAACTAGGCATTAGGTAATGGCTCAACAAAAAAAGGTAGACGAATTTCAGTTTGATGAACAGGTAGGTAGTAATAGAATCTCTCCAATAAGAAATGAGATTCTTTCTACTGGTGATGCTGAGGAGCGAATGCTTTTAATTACTGAAGTTCTTACTGATGTTCAACTCGTCCCTGATGTTGGTGACTATTACACGTTTATATACAATGCCAAAACAAAAGGTTTAGAATATGATCAACATCCACTTATAGCTTGTATTGATGTCCAGAGGTGGGGATTCAGAGGAATAAATTATCATCTAGGTAAAGTAAGAAACTATACCTGGGAGGAGATACCAGGACAATTGCATTCCGTAAGAGCTAGTGAGTTAAATGACTTGCGTGATATTGGTTACATGTTTTTAACAACTGCACTATAAATAAGTAAAAAAGCACTGCGATTGTGGCGGACAAGACACCAAGAACACTAGACGGAATCGAAGAAACGATTAAGGTTGATGGTAAAGATACCAAACTCACAGTAGTGACAACTTACACTCCAGAAACAAATGATGCTGGAGATATTGTTAAAGCTACTAATGGATCCTTTGTTGTCAAAAATAGTGATGGAGATGAATTACTTGAATATAACGGAGCGACTAATAAATTTACTGCAAACCTTACCAATGCACCAGCTGATTTAGTACAACAAGTTTCTAATTATCAAACTGGAAAATCAAGTCCAGGGATCAAGCATCTTGTACAAGTTTCTGCCACAGGAATTCAAGACGATTCAAAGATTGACGTGGGAGATAGTCGTAATACTGCTTTTAAGGTAAACGCAAATATTGCACAAGATATAGTAGTTGAAAACGCAACACAAGTTATATCACAAGCACAACTTAACATAAAGGCAAAAAATGTTAGACGTGACTATGGCGATTATTTTTATCCAGAAGATATAAGATCAAACAAACAGGATAGAATCAGATTTACCATGAGACAATCTGAGGGATCTGATATTAGTCCCAGACTCGGTGGTTTTGAAGGTTCAGCAGGACAAAACGTTAGAAGAAGAAAAACAGGAGAGGGTATAATTACAGGTAGTGTCACTCTTCCAATGCAACCTGGAATTACAGACGCAAATGCTGTTGATTGGAATCCAGGACAATTAAATGCAGTTCAGGCATTTGGTGCAGGTGCCTCACTAAGGTTAATGAATTCAGGTAATATTGAGGAAATGTTCACAAGGGGTGGGCAAATACTTAAAAATGTCGCATCAGAACTCACAGATCCTAACAAAGGTAGGGAATATAATGCAGCACTCAAAGTTTATCTAGCACAACAAGCTGTAGGTGTGCAAGGACTACTATCTAGAACCCAAGGAGCTGTCTTAAATCCAAACATGGAATTACTTTTCAATGCACCTGCATTGAGGCCTTTTACTTTTAACTTTATATTATCTCCAAGAGATGAGTCAGAAGCAAAACAGGTAAAACAAATTATTCGTTTCTTTAAACAAGGAATGTCAGTTAAAACCAGTAACACCATCTTTTTAAAGGCACCTCATATATTTGATGTTAGATATCAAACGTTTGATAAAAGTGGTAATGAAATTCAAGATCACCCATCGTTAAATAGAATAAAGACATGTGCGTTAACTGGGTTTAATGTTGACTATACTCCGTCAGGATCATACATGACTTTTAATGATGAGAAAAGAACAATGACTCAATATGCTGTTCAAATGAACTTCACTGAACTCAATCCCATCTATGAGGATGATTATCAAGATGGTGGAGCAAGTGCTGATGCGTTTACAGATGGTGCTCCATCAGACAGAAAGGCACTTTCAGAAGACGAAATAGGTTTCTAAAATGGCAGGTTATTTTCGCAACGTACCCAACTTTGAATACGTCAGTAGAACTTCTGATAATAACATATCAGAATATGATACTGTCAAAAATCTTTTTAAGAGAGGAAAACTCAGAGATGATATCTTTGGCGACTTAACTTTCTTCACCAAGTATCAAATCGTTGGTGATGATCGTCCAGATAATGTTGCCTTTGAAGTTTATGATGATGAAAAATTAGATTGGTTAGTTCTGTTGTCAAATAATATTATTAATGTTCAAACAGAATGGCCTCTCACTCAAACATCCTTTGAAAATTACTTACTTAACAAGTATGGATCTGTACCAGGATATGAGTCAACACATCATTATGAAACTCTACAAGTGATTGATAGTCTTGGAAATACTATTGTTCCTGCTGGACTTACCGTTCCATCAGATTATTCTGTAGATTTTTACGACAGAGGAACTGGGAGTAATAGAGTCATTACAAATATTACTGAAGAGATTACTAACTACACATACGAGTCAGAGATACAGAATAAGAAGAGAAATATTTTCTTACTTAAGAATGATTATGTAAGTCTTGTCCTTAATGACTTGGAAGAAGTCATGCCATATAAACAGGGTTCCACCCAGTATGTGAGTGAAACCCTGAAGAAAGGAGATAATATTAGACTTTACAACTGATCACTCTTCAGCAAGACGCTGGAAGTAAGAGAGAGCATCATCTTCATCCTCATCAGTCTTAGTAGGGCTCAAGTTATTGAGTTCCTCTTTCAGATTGGCGGGGACTGGTTTGGATTCCTGACGAGAGTTGAAATCAGGAGAGTATGATCCACGATCACTGTCCTCATTTGCAGTCTCCTCGTCATAACGAGCAGGTGGATTCTTCTTACCAAGAACCATGTTCAAACGGTTTTCCAGTTGATCATAAGACTTGAACTGATCAGCAGCAGTCAGAGCAGTCAGAGAATACTGCTT